GCATAACGGAGACGTAACGTATCGGGATTCGAATTTTTTGCAGTCGTGAGTTTAAGCGCGCGATCGAACTCAAAGGCGGCCTTTTCAAGACTATTTGCATCAAGATAGCACAAACCGCGCTCGGTAAAACACTTTTGCCGGAGATCTGCATTGCGAGCAGCTTTTTCAAATGAAGCCAACGCCTGTGCATATTCTTTTGATTCACGAAGCAGCCGTCCTTGATAGTACAGAGCAGTCGTATTATCCGGTTCAAGCTTCAGTGCGATAGCGATTTCCTGTTTTGCCTCATTCATCATCTTATTGCGGAACAAAAGCAATCCGAGCGCTGCATGAGCTGCGGCATGTTTAGAATTAAGATTAATCACCTGCCGGTAATGAAAAATAGCCTGCTCCGTCTTATTGAGCTGCTCAAAAAGTTGCCCGATAGCATAATGATATTCCGCATTTTGGGGGTCGAGTTTTATCAGTAATGCATATTCTGCGAGTGCTTCCGTATGTTGTTGGAACCGCTCATATAGTTGCGCCGTTAAATTTCGGAATTCTTTTTCTTGGGCTTTCGAGTCAAATACGGCCTTACTGATGGTTTTAAACTCCATCAAAGCGAGTTCGGCACGACCATCAGCTAAATAAGCTTTTCCAAGGAGATAGTGGGCTTTTGTATCACGCGGGTTTTTTGCTATAATAGCTTTTGCCCGTTTAATTGCTGTTGCATACTTGCCGGCATTGATATATTTTTCTATTATAGCTGTTTTTTTCGGTGAAAGAATCGAGCGTATTAGTAAAAAAGCTAATAATAAAATAGAGAAAGCAAGGATACCAATGAAACTAATAAGGTACAAAGACATAGATTTATGGTATAATTTTTGAGAGGTAATGTCAATGAAGTATATTTGCCGCATATCGGCTCGAAAATTAATTTCGATTGTTATCTATCTAATAATAGCCACACAGGGTTTTACAGAAGACGCTATAACACAAGGAAAGAAATTACTGCTGAATAACCAGCCGGATAAGGCAGTGCCACTTTTCTATGAGGCTATGGCGGAAGAAAAGGACAACCCTAAAATCAACTTGTATTTAGGTGTATGCTATATTAGCCTCGGTAAATATGCAGAAGCCGAACAGCAATTGCTGGCTGGCAAAAGCAAAGATACCACAGGTTCATATCTCTACTCATATAATTTAGGGAATGTCTATTTTTTGCAAAGTCGTTTTACAGAGGCGGAGGAGGCTTATACTGCGTCGTTGGCAGCACGCCGTGCCTATCCACCGGCGGTGTTGAATAGAGCGAATACCTATATTAAATTGGAACAATATCCGCAAGAAAAACTTCTATGATATCGAAAATACCCTCAGTATTGGAGACGACTCACGTGGCGGTTACTTGGTTCCAGATGAATATGAGAAACGTCTGATCCAGGCTCTTCAAGAAGAAAACTTCATGCGGAGTCTTGCAACGGTCATTCAGACTTCAAGCGGGGAGCGGAAGATTCCAGTTGTGTCAGGGAACGGTGAAGCCACTTGGATGGATGAGAACTCTAAGTTCAAGGAATCAGAAGATACCTTTAGTCAAGTAACGCTTGGTTCCCATAAGGTTGGAACAGCTATTAAGATTTCTGATGAGCTGCTCTATGATTCCGTCTTTGATTTGGAAAGCTATATGGCTAATGAATTTGCTCGTCGTATTGGTGTGAAGGAAGAAGAAGCTTTTCTGATTGGTGATGGAACAGGTAAGCCAACTGGAATTTTTCAAACGGTCACTGAAGGGGCGACTAGTGGTGGTGCGACGATTACCTTTGACGATGTCATGGATTTGTATCACTCGCTTAAATCGCCTTATCGGAAAAATGCAGTATGGATTTTGAACGACTCCACCGTAAAAGCTTTACGGAAACTCAAGGACAATAACGGCAACTATATCTGGCAGCCATCTGTTCAAGCTGGTGTACCAGATATGATTCTGAATCGTCCCTATTTCACCTCTAGCTTTGTACCAACGATTGATACAGGTAAAAAAGTTTTGGCTTTCGGTGACTTTTCTTACTACTGGATTGCGGACCGTCAAGGACGTTCATTTAAGCGTCTGAATGAGCTCTATGCAGAAAGTGGTCAAGTTGGCTTTCTTGCTAGTCAGCGCGTGGACGGCAAGTTGATTCTGAATGAAGCGGTTAAAGTCTTGACCATGAAATGAGGCTTCTCATGAAGATTAGTTTGGAGGAAGCAAAGAACTATCTGAGAGTCGAACACTCAGAGGATGACCACTTGATTCAAGTCATGATTTCTGCTAGTGAAGAGTTGTGTTCCAGTATCCTACGCAAGAATCTGGAGGAAGTGACGGAGGAGAAAGAAGTTTACTTCCTTCAGACGATTGTTTTGTTTGGGACAGCTTATCTTTACGAGCACCGAGAAGAAGGAGGGCAGGAGAGTTTGGTAGAACTCCTCAAGGCTCTTCTTTCTGCTCACAGAAGGGATGTGTTCTGATGAAGATAGCTCCATTAAGCAAACGGGTTTTCTTTGAAAAACGAGTCATTGTGAAAGATGCTATTGGCAATGAAAGCAGTCAGTGGCAGTCATTGTTTTCTAGGTGGTGTTCCTGCAAGGTACTTCTTGAAACAGAAGGCACTGCAACAGTAATGGTCAAGAATATTCATCAGTTACGCTTTACGCTACGCTATGACCCGGCTATTCAAGAGTTGGATAGTAAAACCACTCACCTTCGTTTTGAGGATAAGGTTTATAATATCAAGGCCATTGATTCGTTGACTTATCCTCAGAAGATAATCCTGATAGATGTGACAGAGGAGGTACAATATGGTAACAATTGACCCGTCTGACCTAGATCGAGCTATTCAAAAGGAGTTAGAGGATTATGTGGAAAGGTCTACTGAAACTGTGAAAGCAGTGGTGGAAGACAGCACAAAGGAAGCCGTCAATGAGTTAAAGCAACATTCTCCGAAAAAGCGGGGAAAATATGCACGAGGCTGGACCTCTACTGCGACTAAAGAAACGAATCTAGCTTTGACAAAAACGATTTATAATCGAACACCAGGACTGACACACCTCCTTGAAAATGGTCATGCTAAACGAGGCGGTGGTAGGGTGGAAGGAATTCGTCATATTGCTCCTGTTGAAGAAAAGATGATTCGCCAATTTGAAGAGCGCTTGAAGGAGAAATTATGAAGAAAGATGAGTGGTTTCCATTTTTAAGCAGTCTAGGTTTGTCCTGTGCCTATCATCATTTTGAGGAGGGGCATAGGACAGCTCCTCCCTTTTTAGTGTATTGGTTTCCTGCTTCTCAGAATTATGGTGCAGATAATCTAGTTTATCACAAAGGAAGTCAAGTTAGGCTGGAACTTTATACCAATAAAAAAGACCTTGGTTTAGAAGAGAAAATAGAAGGAGCACTCGACAATCATTCTCTCTTTTTTGACAAGGAAGAAACCTATTTGGATACCGAAAAGCTGTATCAGGTCATTTATCATTTAAACCAATAGAAAGGAAAAATCCTATGGAGAAAAATAAAGTCACCTTTGGTTTGCAGGATGTCCATTGGGCAGAAGTAACCAAAGAAGGAGATGACGGGGCACTAACCTACGGGACAGTGGAAAGACTCAGGGGTGCCGCAGAGTTGACCCTGGAGCCACAAGGGGATTCTGGTTCCTATAAAGCAGACAACATCAATTTTTATACGACAGAATCCAATGATGGCTATGAAGGAACTCTAAAACTGGCTCTTTTGACACAGGAATTTTTGACCCGAGTGTTGGGAGAAACTATCGATGCCCAGAGTAAAGTCATCTCAGAAATTGCAAGCAGTGAGAAGAAAAACTTTGCTTTGATGTTCCGATTTGAAGGGGATAAGAAAGAAACGCTTCATGTGCTCTATTATTGTTATGCAAGCCGGCCAACCGTTGCTTCTAAAACAAAGAGCGGTTCAGATATCAACGAAGTAGAATTGAAATTCAAAGCCAGTCCTCGGCCGCTGGATAAAATCGTCCGTCGCAGGACCACAGAGGATACCCCAGAAGATGTCAAAAAGACTTGGTTTACAAAAGTCTATGAGCCAACTGTGAAACCGGGAGGTTAATCATGAGGAAAACGATTCAGTTATCAGGTAAGAAAATTGAGCTTGCGACCAATGCTTACACACCAATTGCCTATAAAAAAGAATTTGGGAAAGACTATTTTCAGGATCTGTTTCAAATGTTGCAAGCAGAGTCGATTCTAAAAAAAGCTGAACAGCTAGAAGAAGGCAAAACTTTATCTGCATCTGATGTGGATATGAGCATGTTGGCGGATTTTGATATGACGTTTTTCCACAGGCTCTTTTGGGTTTTTGCCAAATCAGCTAACCCATCTATTGAACCTTTTGAAGAGTTCTTTATGGGCTTAGAAGAATTTCCGCTTCAAACAGTAGGACCGGTTCTGATGGAATTGTTAAATCAAGGAATGACCACCAGAAAAAAGTCGATGCGTCGGAAGAAGCGAGTAGCGAAACCTTCACGGTAGAATCCTATCTTCACTGTTGTGGCGGTAAGGAGGTGACGGTATGGCTGGAACGATTAAAGGAATCACAATTGAAATTGGAGGCGATACCCAGCCCTTACAAAAAGCTCTAAAAGGGGTGAACCACGAAGCCTTAGAAGCAAGCCGAGAACTGAAACAAATTGATAAGGCACTAAAATTTGACACAGGCAATGTCACTCTCTTAACTCAGAAACAAGAGGTTTTAGCCAAGCAAGTTCAAACAACCAAAGAGAAGCTAGAGACACTACGTCAAGCCCAATCTCAGGTAGAAGCTCAGTTTCAAAGCGGGAAAATCGGAGCTGATCAGTATCGGGCTTTTCAAAGAGAGGTCGAAATTACTCAGAACACTCTCAAAAGCTATGAAAATAAGCTAGAGGGTGTCAACCGAGCTTTGGAGCAAAATGGCTCCAGTGTCACCAGCAACAAAAGTAAACTAGCTGCTTTAGGAGCTGAACAAAATCAACTAGCATCAGAGAGTGAGAAAGTCGCTTCCTCCTTTAAGTTGCAAGAAAGTCAGCTAGGTCGTAATGCCAGTGAATCTGAAAAACTGGCCCTTGCTCAGAAAAAGGTTGCGGCTCAGTCAGAGATTGTCGAGAAACAGATTGCCAATTTAGAACGGCAGTTAGAGTTGACCAAGGTTGAATACGGTGAGAACTCAGTTGAAGCCAATAAACTAGAAAAGTCACTCAATGAAACCAAGACAGCTTATCATCATTTGCAAGATGAGATGAGCAGCATGAGTGGGGCAAGTGATAATGCTAACCACAGCTTAGCAGAAACTAACAATCTTCTAAGGTCTGAGATTCTAGCCAACTTCAGTGAAAAACTGAGCGAAATCAGTCAGAAGCTGATTGACTTCGGAAAAGCAACACTGGAAGCTTTTCGAGAAGTGGACGAAGGGATGGATATCATCGTCACCAAAACCGGTGCCAGCGGAAAAGCACTGGATGAGATGACAGATATTGCAAAAGGCCTTGCGACTGAAATTCCAACGGACTTTCAAACAGTGGGCAGTGCTGTTGGTGAGCTTAATACCCAGTTTGGGTTGACTGGTGATGTCTTAAAGGACGCTTCTGCGACTTTGATTAAGTACGCAGAAATCAATGGTTCGGACGTGACGGAATCAGCTATTTCTGCAAAACAAGCTATTGAAGCTTATGGACTTGAGACGAGTGATTTAAATCGAGTCTTAGATACTGTCACTTATACGGCCCAGGCGACTGGTGTCAGCGTTCAGGATTTGATGACCAAAGCCATTCAAGGTGCTCCACAAATTAAGGCTTTAGGACTTTCGTTTGATGAGGGCGTGGCTCTTATGGGGCAGTTTGAAAAAAGTGGGGTCGATTCTTCGGCTGCTCTTTCTTCTCTCTCCAAAGCAGCAGTCAACTATGCAGCTAAAGGAAAGACACTGAGTGAAGGCTTAAAAGAAACGGTCGAACAAATCCGAAACAGCACTAGTGAAACGGAAGCCTTAACGCTTGCATCC